TGTACATGGTTTTATTATAATTTCAATTGTATTTTTGTAAGTAAGGACTTGGAGTCCAGGAGACTCGAGTGTAACATGTACAATTGAATACATGTTATATTATGGACTAGCATTATAGTAACCACATTATGTTACTTCTTTAAACATTTTGTTTTATAGTATATATTATTTATTTTCCAGGCGGTTTTAACTTACCCAGTAAATCGACGCCCAATAGGGCAGTATAAATATTTCCATTGTATGTCGTAAGACATTAAAGCGATAAAACCGACATTTCTTTTTGAAATAGACTATAAAGACTATGTGATTACCCAACCTATTTTATTAATGAGTATTGGAGATGTTTTAAAAAGTATTATAAGAATATAAGTTTTTGAATTTAATATTATAATTTTATGCACGCTTGTTTTTACGCTATTATGTAAGTTTTATGGTTTAGCACAGCCTTTAACTGGATTATTAGTATTGAATTTTGAGAATCAATTTAAAGTACCGTATTTGATTAATATTATTAGTAGAATTTTTACAATGTTTTTGAATTTGTCTACGCAGCGCAAGCATAAGATCGATAGCGATGTGATTTAACGGAGTAAAGATATTATATTTAAGTTTTACGGCCTAAAACATTTTAGTAGAAAGACAAAGGTTTACGTTCATAATTACCTTTTCGAACCTATTTTAATGATAATTAAGTTTTTGCGAAGCTCAGCGAGCCCCCCCGTAATAAATCTTAAAATGTGCCAAGAAGAATCTTTTGATTCTTATGAGTGTTCCTCAACTCTTAATGAGGAAAATGCAAGTTTAGCTTGTGAAGATCCAAAATTTGGATCCTTGAAACATTCTTTTAGAAGTTTTGGGAAGATGAAAAAAGAAAAGCGAGAAAAGAAAAATTTACACGCGAAAGGCAGGGCAAGAAAAGGCTCTAATACATCATATAGGGCTGTCATGACGCCTCATTTTGGTATGCGTGAAGTCACGACTTTTGCCCGTCAGTTTTTTGTTCCTGTTCAGCGCACTCGTTCATCAGTATATGCTTATATTTGTTCTTTATCGTGCCTTGCGTACGTATACAGATTTTCGGCAGCCATCTTATTAGAATGTTGCCCAAGTTGGTTTATGCGCCGTTTTCTTTCTGAAGACATGTATAACATTTATCTTAGCCAATATTATTTTGAAAGAGTGGTCGTTTCTAGATTTTCTGGAACTGAAACATTTGTGAATGTCTTGGCAACTTGTCAGCGTTCTCTGACACTTATGAGACCCAATCCTAGTAACATTGATGTATGGACTTGTTATTTGATATCTGTTAGGGAGAGCAAGTCCTTCCTTCAGTTCTCCTCTATAACGTACACTGCATTGAGGGCGCTAGGTTTTGATTTGCTTTCTCCTTATGTTAACAACCTCTTCAGAGACGTAGTTAATAACAACTTTGCAGTACAGTCTGACGATGGCATGTTTCATGATTTCATTTCCATGTTTAACTCTAGTTTTGACATTTACAAGATTGCACAAAAATCTCCTGCAGCAGAGTTGGCTCTTCGGTTGTTAACTATGCTTGTATCCTTTACAAGTTGTCGCACTGCTGGATTACAATTTTCCATTTGTGGGGTTAAGTTGTTTCGTGATGGGTTTTTAAAATCCTTAGAAAGAACCAAACCCACCATAACGGATATTTTTGACCTGGCAGGGGAAATAGCTCAGTATTTTACACGCATTGGGTATTTGTGTTTTAAACACAGATCTTTTAGACCTTTGTTATTTGATGACAACGTAGCTTATGAAATGGCTGCCCTGCATGTTTCCATAGTTTCTTCATGGTCTGCGATTCAAGATATGGCATGGGAAGTAACTCCTTTCGTTGACGACGTCGAGTTTAGGCAGAAAGCAGCTGGTCTCATTTCTTATTATAAAGAGTTGTATTCTTCTATGTCTCGTGTTAATACGCACGAGGCAGTAATAATTCAGCGGAAATGGCAAGAAATAGATTCCATGTTGCAAACACTAACCCGTTTAATGTTGTGTGGCGAATTAAGGAAAGCGCCTTTTGGAGTGTTGATTCATGGTGGATCATCTGTTGGAAAATCCACTTTTACAAGTATGGTTTCCACTGTTAGCATTATAGCCCAGGGGGGTGATCCCAGGGCTGAAATGCGTAAAGTTACAAATCCTAATGATGAATTTTTTTCCAATTATTCCTATGGAACTGAGGCCATTATTTTAGATGATATGTGTAACACTAAAACGGATTTTACACAGAAGTCACCACTTGAGAAGATCATCGAATATATTAATAACGTTCCTGCATATCCTGTTATGGCTGACTTATCTTCTAAAGGTAAAATACCGTTATGCCCTAAAGCTGTGATTGTTACAACCAATGTAGATGGTTTGAACGC